AAAGGAGGTATGATGAAGAAGAGACCCCAAATTCAGTCGGAGGATCAAATTCCTGAAGAGTTCAGGAAAGATCTCCTCTTTCTTCAATGGTCTGTAAGGGCCATCAGGAATCTCGCCAATTTACCAAATAGTAAATTGAAGGAGAATATGCTTACTCAGATAGAATTTAAGTTGAATGGTGAGCCCTCTTATAAGGCGCAAATCCATGAACTAAATTCTACTGTGAAGCGGTTGGAGCATAAAGTTGCAAAACTTAAACTCCGATATCCTGAATATGACCCTTCCACTGTTCGAAGGAAGAAAAGTGAATTCCTTAATTCAGGAATTCTCCCTCTGATATTGGGAATTTCTATCCTTTCATTCCTCTATTATCTAGTTTTCTGACTGGAGCCAGCCTAAGACTTAAGGGTGTACTCGTCGTACACCTGATGTGACCGTATCCTTAACTTAAGGAGGTAGGCCTATGTTGCTTATGCAACAACATCAGGATGGACTACGTCGTAGACTCTTAGTTATTGGCATCCCCAAATACGCAATTAATCCTTTTGTGGATTTATTGTGTAAATGGGAGAATTGTTCGGGGGTGGAATGGACCATTAAAAGACTTAAAAGTCTTAAAGTGGATCTTATCCGCCGCCGATCGGGTTTGCAACCTCTAACTTGGGTTAAAGTTAACCGTAAGGGAGATGTTGCAGGTACGATCGGATCTCTTTTCAGATGGTCTGATGTTTCTGAGAAGAATTTCAGTAGAGCTATTCAAGCCTTTATGGCTTATAGTTTCTACATCCTTCCTTCCTTAACGGAAGAACAGAAGGAGAAGTTCTTGTCAGGTATCAACCCTGAAAAGGATGATGGTTTGGATGAATCTTTTCACAAAGATTTCTCCAATACTATCCGTAGAACAATTCGAGAGAGGTCTATCCCTGTTATGGATGAACCTCTAGTAGCTTATCAAGGGTCTTCTGAGAAGAAGGCACCAAGACTCTTTGGTAGATCCTCGGTCAAACAAAATGAAAACATTTTGGATGACCTCCTGTTGTTTAATACAACAGGTGGATTATCTCTTTTTAAAGAGTTTAAGGACCTTTATAGTCCTCTACTTAAGGGTCTCGGGGAACGCCAGAAGTATCTCAATTGGATTGGATCTAATCCAGTTCCATTGGGAAACTATTCTGTATTAGGTGGAGAAATCCACTTTTTACAGGAAAATGGCGGGAAGCTTCGTTCTATAGCTTCTCCCTTGAGAATCCACCAACAAGCTCTTAAACCATTAGGTAAAGAGTTATATCGGTTGATTCAGCTACTGCCCTGGGATTGTACACATGATCAAACATGTGCAATTCCCCACATCCAGTCTTGCCTTAGGCAAGGAGGTCATGTCCATTCAGTGGACCTTAGTTCGGCCACTGACCACTTTCCTCTATCTCTTCAAGAAACAGCTCTTAGAGCCATTTTCAGAAGGAATTTTGGAAGCACATTGATCTGTTTATCAAGATCTCTCGTGCGGTGTGGAAATCTCCAATTGGAGATTTATCCTGGACGAAAGGCCAACCTCTAGGATTGTATCCTAGTTTTGGTTCTTTCACATTGACCCATGGATTGTTACTGCTACATTTGGCTGGTGGTGATTATCACAACCAGTTCTTTGTAGTCGGTGACGATGTCATCATCCTGGAGGATAAACTCCGAGATGATTACATTTCCATGTTGGACCGGATGTCCTGCCCTTGGTCAGCAGATAAATCAATTTCTAGCAGCTCCCTTGCGGAGTTTGCTGGAAAGATCATTACTTCTGAGAAAGTAATTCCTCAGTTGAAATGGCGGAGAATGTCAAATGACAATTTCCTTGATATCTGTAGACTTTTGGGCCGGAAGAGCCGATGCCTCCTCACAAAGAGACAGCAGAAGGTCTTCGATCAAGTGGCTCACTTATGTGATCCAATTGGTCTCAATTTCTCTCTTCCAGATGATAATTTGGAAAAGATGATAATGAGAACCGAAGCTTTCTACTCTCCTGAGAGGGTCGTCTTAGGTTCCCTAATGGGCCTAAGAAGGAAGTTAAATAATATTATTTATACTTCCTCGGAATCTTTTGATTCTAACGAATTAAAAGATATTTCCGCTACCTTCGACGAGAAGGTAAAATCTGCTCTTTCTCAGACAGTCTTCTGTCGTTGGAGGACCTCAGTCTCCATCGGGTTAGAAGCTTTTGAGAAATTGCCCGAGGCTCTTGGTCTGGAACCAAGATTACCTCTTCTTTGTACCCAACCTTCTAGGTTGAGTACACTGGACAGGTATGAACGGATCCTCCAATACTAAGAGAATACCG